CATCTTCGATATGAAAATGCTCTCTCAGCGTATAGGCGCGGTCGTGAACCGTCAAATCGTCTGTAATGGACGGAAGCACATAGCCGAGGCTTTCAAGCCTGTTGCGCCTCGAATAGACGTTGCGGACATGGATGCCGAGGGCTTTTGCAACTTGGTTTGGCGAGAAACCGCTTTCGACCCAAGTGCGGATGAAATCGTCAGCGGAAGTTACCACTTGCAAACCTTTTGGCCTGTCAGGTTATGGGCCAAAATCTGCTTTGCGGTTTCATCCGTAAAGGCATCGTGCTTCGATACGTAGATGGGCTTCCAAGGCCCGCACGCATCAATCCCGGCGCCAGTCTTGGCGCAGCCTGTCAACAGCACTACTGCCAGAAGTGGTGCCCACCTTACGGTCGATTTCATCCCGCGTTCTCCGTGTCTCTATGTCGCTCGCCAATGCCTTTTGCTTTTCCGATTCAATGCCGTTGCGCCTGCCCTTGAGATAGGCAGATGCAAAAAGCATAGCGGCGCCGAAGATTGCAAGAAAAAAGCGACCAACCTTGGAAGAAAAAAATGAGACAGCGTTCAGAAGCATCATTCTTTCCGTGCCCGCCAAATAATGACGCCAACCAGCGCCACAAGGATAAGGCCACCAACGATCCAAGGCGACATACCGCCCATGATTCGGATGACAGGTTCGGCTTCTGAGAGCGCCGTGCCTGCGGCGCTGATCGTGGCGACAGTAGCGGCACCCTTGGCGGTATTGGAGGATAGGGCGGTGGAGAGGCCCGCCGTTGCTTCTGAGACTTCTTCGCCAGTCGTGCTGGACACAAAATTGCCTCGCGCCCACAGGCCCGCTTCGGCTGCGCGGCGATTGACCAATCCAGGCATTACCTTATTCCTAACCTTGTTCCAACGCGCCAATTCTTTTGGCACGCTTTCATAGTCGCCTGCGTTCAGTTTCTTGATAAGCGTAGACTTTTGCGCCGCGCTAATGCCGACGTTGAAGCACCACGAAACGAGGGCGCCATACTGCCCGTCAGTCAAATCGACCGAGACCATTTCTGAAATTGCTTTTTCGTAAATAGCCAAGTCGGAGCGAAGCAGCTTTGCGGCACGGGCCTCAGTGATCTTGGTCCCACGCTTCATAAGTGACTTGGTGGCGGTATGCCCATAGCCAATCGTGTCTACGCCTGCGGGGCATTTGTATGGCTCAGCGCGAAAGCCTTCCCACCGCTTGATGAGGTCTACGGTTTCTTGGTTGACTTTGCGAACCGTCATGTCGTTCTCCATAAATTAGACGTTCTTGATCGACTTGCCTTCGGCATACTTGGCAACGGCGATGTCGATAAGCCGTGGCCCGGTATACGAGATGGCGATGATGACTGCAAAATTAGAAAAACCAGTCAGGCCGAAGGCGTCAGCAACACCTTTGCCGACCACGCCCATCCCAATAGCCATAGGAATTTCCCACAGCAAGCACAAGCCTGCGGGGCGCTTGGCAGCCATGGCCAACGCCAACATACGGCCCAACATGCCCATACCGCCAGCCACGGCGCCTTGGGAGGCCAATTCACGGACTGTCCATTCATCTAGCGCCATGTCGGCCTCCCTCACACGAAACTTTATGAAGAATTAGTCAGTGTATTGATTTGATTTTCGAGCAAAGACACTTTTCGACTTAGGCTCTGCACCGCGCCCCACAGGACGGGGACAAGTTGGCTGTGGTCGATAGCCTGCATATCTTCCCCGTCTTTTTCTCCGATGACGGCTTGGGGGATAAGATGTTGGACCTCGTGCGCCTTAAAGCCAAAAATCTTTGGTGCGTTGGGCTTCTCTTTCCAATTGAATTTGTAGACGGGGGTGGCGTCTACAAAATCTTGTGCTTCGGTAAATTCTTCGAAATTTTCCTTGAGGCGATAATCAGAAGAAGTTGCATATCGCACAGAAGTTGAGACGTAGATAAATCCAATCTGGCTGCCCGATCTATTAAAAGATATACCGACGTTTTCAGTTAAATTTGTATTAATCAATACGACATATGATCCATCACTTGAAAAGTGAGCAGAACCATTATTTGAAATTGTGGCCCCTAAGTTTGTGTTGCCAGACCCAGGGGTATCAACTGTAGACCCAAAACGCGACATTGCGCTAAAGGTTGCTGTGCTTGAAACGCTAAACGTGCCCCCTGGACCAACAACCAAACCGCTTGCCGCTGTAAGTGGGCTGTAGATTGTTGTGCTAGTCGTGGTGGCCTCAAAAACCCGAGAACCACCAGCCGCAATAGCAAACTTATTTTCACCAGAAAAATAAGGTCCAGTATCGCGGTCATTGATCGGCGAAAGAGCCGTGTTGCTTACGGTGCCACTACCGATAGTAAGGGGTGTTGATAGCGAGAAATTGCCATCACTGTCATACATGACGAAGCGCGAAGCTGATGGCGCAAGAAATAGATATTTGGTGCCAGCGGACCAATTTACAGCCGTTGTACCACCGCTGCTATTTCGGACGATGAGCGTCCTAGAAATTGTAGATGGCGAACCTGCTGTATACGTGCCTTCACCAACTTCAAAAAGAGAAGGATTGGTCAAGCTATCAATGACAACATACGCGACTCGGACGCCAGAAGTTACCCCCGCACCTGCTGGAGTGAGGTAGCCCGTGACCGCCGTAGCGTCAATGCTATATGTGCCTGTTCCGACAGTAGTGGTCGTAACCAGAACGCGATCACCGACATAAACTGGAACGCCCATTATGCGTCTTCCTCAATTTGGAAATCAGTTGTCCACATATCTTCCAATTGTCGATTTACGACGGGGACTTCAGAAAATGTCCCGAACATACCATCGCCTAGATATTCTTCTTCTCTTGCAAAGAAAACCTGTCCTGTGGTGCCGACTTCACCCACGGCGGAAACAAGAGTTGATGCTTCTGTTTGAGTTAAAATAGGGAAGCCGATCCGTTCAACTCGATAAGGGATACCGCGAGTTGCATACCGGATACCAGTGATGCCCGCACGACTTGTGGCGCCGGGGTCTCTGAAAGACCGTCCGTGGCCGTATGCGTATGAGTATTGAGTTATAAGAGCATCACCAACCCATACGCGCCCCAACTGAATGTAGTTGCTAGAAACGGTGCCTACAAAAGTTATGCGGACGTAGCGCGCTGTGATCCCTGCGACCGAGCGCCACGCCCAAACACCCCAAGGATTTAACGTAAAAGTTGCTGCGGCTACGTTTAAGGCGTCCGTGCCTGTTTGGCTTGACATGCTTGCGCGCAAAGCAACAGTCGAACCCGTTGGCGGAAGCACGCCGTCTCGTGGCGCCGCAAAAGCGATTGTCTTGATCGCGCGACTTGTTCCTAGGTCTATATCGACGGTGACACTCGTGACATTGTTCCAAGTTCCGCTACGCCACACGTCTTGGACTTGGGTTGTGAGCATACCGCGAGGGCCAAGCCCCGTCGCCTCACTAGAAACGGTTAGTGAAGCGCCCGTCTGTTCTGCCCAATTCTTCCAAGAAAGAACAGCGCCCATTAACCCCACAACTCCAACTCGGCGGAATCGCCCCTAGCAGAAATACCACGAACCAATAACGCTTTGCCACCCGCCAAAGTGGGGATGCCCGGCCACTTTAATATAACAGTTGTGCCGATTGGAAGGTTCCACCAACGGACGCCACCAGCACGGGGACCAATTCTGACAGACCAAGTGCGCCTTGGAACTTTATAGATTTCCAACAGAGATTGAGCGAGAGTTGAAGCCGCAGTTTCAGATTCCAAAACACCTGGAAATTCAGGACCATCAATGGCAAGAGGATATCGGGTCTTAACAGATGTATCTGTGGCGATGGCTACGCGGCGTTTTCGAGAATAGTAGTCGGTCGTTGCAGCCCCTAGAGAGTCAGATATGTCACTTCCTTGTTGAGTAACTTCTAGCTCCTGATACGAGACTCTTACACGCCACCAAGGGGGTGTGGAACCCGACGTTTCTTGAGGGGCTGTAATCTGCATATATGGTTCAATGACTAGCGTTGAAGTAGTTGCTTGTGGGGCGGAAATGACGTTGCCTTCAAATACCCCTAGTGCGTTTGGCCCCCACCACACGGCACCGAGACCGACTGCTAACTTATTTATCGCATCTTCTGCGGTGCCGTCTCTGACGATAATTCCTACTTCGGTGTTTGGCCAAGCCGAAAAAGAAGATGCTACGGCGCTTGCCACGCCGCCGCAAACACGCAAGATTTGCGCTGCAACTTGGGCCGAAGTTGAAGCGTATCCACCGTCTGTGCTGCCGCGCACATCTGCGGTAAGAAAAACTGGATCATCATGAAGTTTTATAAACCCACCACCTTTGAAGTCAGTATATTTTCCAGTAGCGGGGCTATCCGCAACAAGAGAGGCGTATGAATCTTCACTTTCTTTCAACTCAAGAGGCACGCCAAGATCACGAACGGCCACAATTTCTTGAACTTCGCCGTCATGCAACTGGTATATTCGATTTGCAGCGTCTACCAAAGTGGGCTGGACGTTCCTGACGAAACCAAAAATCCTTGGCTTAGCGATACCTTCTGCTTCCGCGCTTCCTTCAGTCCCACCAGTTCCCAAGTATAGGTTATTAGCGGCCACAAGTAAGTCTGCGGCTGCTGAACGAAGCGGCATACGGAGTGTATCCGTGCCTTCAAAGGCTTCGGAAGCACGAAGGGATGCGACTTCAACCCACGTAGAACGCGCGGCGTGGACGGGACGGCGATGCGGAGCGCGAGTTAACTTAACCCGCCTGCCAGCAATTGCCCACTCCCCCGCGATTGTATCAAGCGCCCCGTCTACGTTTGTAAATCGCAGTTCGCCACCCTCGATTTGCGCACGTCGGCCTTCACCTTGATAGACGGGGATAAACCGCTCAACGGCTGGTGGCTCAAGCATCCTAGGTGGGTATACAGGGATTGTTCCTGTGTCGCCGGGATTTTCGATCCATCCTTTATCTGAGGCCACAATGGTTGGCGCAGTAGCGATTGAAGACCCTGTGGTATTCAACGATGACATAGGGGTGCCTGAAGGCATAAAAAGTTGCGGCGGGCGAGCCGCGCCAACGCCTTCAGGATCAGGGTTGATCTCGATCAGCCAAACCGATTCCTCGATCCCGGCGCTTGCTACAGTGATGGTCGAACTCATTGTGCCCTCAGACGGGATGTGCGAAGTTCTTCTCTCAATTCGCCAATCTGTATCTGAAGACCGGAGACGGCTTCAAGTAGGGCGCTGCCTTGGTCCGCATCATTCCGTGCAACGGTTTCTTCCAAAGACTCAATCGCGTTCCTGACGGCGCGCAATTCACCGACAACGGCTTGAGTGTTGCCGCCATTCACCTCTACGCCTAGGCGCCCGTCAGGACCACGGCGTAGCGGCATGATGGCTTCGGGACCTGCTTCACCAAACAAGGCCATGGGCGCCAGCGTGGGGCTGTTCACGTAGTCAGGGATGCCGCCGTTGGCGTATGCCATGACCTTACCGTGGTAGAGGGCCGCGCCAAGTGCCGCTGCCATCCCGCCGCCACCACCCATGTCACCGCCAAATCCGCCCGCACCCGATTCGGCGTCAAACATAAAATCTTGCTGTGCCACATACGTCTGCACATCTGCCGTCTTTTCAACCGCAGTCTTGATGGCTTCGGCTATCGGAAGAAGCGATTCCAACTTATCATTAAACTGCTTGTTGTATTCCAGCGAGGCGGACTCAAAAGCCGTCTGCCCAAGCCCGGCCATTTCTTTGACGAAGGGCACGTCGCTGATATTGAGAAGTTGCTGCCCGACCGGGTTGGAAACTAGGTTTTCAAGCGAAGATACAACGCCAGAACGGATGCCGTGGAAGGCGCTGGTAGAACCATAAATCTCCCGCGCCAAATTCAGATAAGTCTCAGACGATTGCGTGATGCGCTGAAGGGCCGTCTTATCGCCCGTCTGCGCCGCCGCCAAATCACGACTGAACAACTCGCCCGCCGAAGCCAACCGCCCCATGCCCGTGGTGCCTGATAGCCCGCCAACACGTAGTGAATCCAGGAAGTCGCTGATGCCCCGTGTGCTTTCACGCATGATAGCCGCGCGTTCTTCAGCTTGCACTTCTTCAAGTTTTACAAGCATCTTAGACTTTTCTTCCGCCGTCAGCGCAAGCGCGTCTAGCGAGGCGGTGAAGGATTCAATCTCCTTTTGGGTGTTGTAGGAAAGCTGAATCTGCTCCGCCTGTTGGTCGAGGCCGAGTGCGGTAAGGCGACGGATTTCAAGTCCAAGTGCCGTGTCGCGAATGGTAAGGGCGCGCTGCTTTTCAAGTTTGGCGATGCCTGCATCCCGCGCGTCATTCAACTCCTCTTCAGAGATGCCATACTCACGCGCTTTGGCAGCCGCCTGGGCGAATGAGTCTATCAGCGCGTTCATCTGTTGCGTAAATTCAGGGATCGGGTCTTTGGTCAGCCCCTTGATAGTGTCTTGGATGCTGATGAAGCCTTCGACAAACTCTTGTAGTTTTTCCAAACCCGTAAAAGTTCGAGTTGATAGCGCACGGTTAAGGTCTTCGTTAGACGCCCCCGCGCCGAATCGCAGCCGCGTAAACGCTTCCTCAAGACTCCCCGCATCCGCCCACGAATAATCGGGCCCGAATCTATTACCACCGACGACAGACACGCCGCCAACCATTAGACCACGAGCTTTTAGATACTCGTTAGTAGATTGCACTAATTGATCTGCGGCTTCGAACATCTGCCGTCCACTCTCGTTAAAGAACTGGCGGCTGATAGGCAGCAAGGACGTAGCCATTGCATTTTCGGGCGTAGCATCTGGGCCATACCCTGCGGACTGGAGACGGAAACCGTATCCCTGAACGGATGGCTTGGGGCCGACTAGCCCGCCTAACCCGCCACCTGCAAGACCACCGATGAGCGCGGCGCCGATAGGGCCGAGGGGGCCAAGAAGGCCCGCACCAGCAAGCAACGCGCCTGCTGCGGAGCCGAGGCCGCTCCCCACCATGCCGCCTGTTTGGTTGCCGCCAAGCATGGAATTGAGGAAGTTACCAGCGCCGAAGCCAAGACCTGCGGCGCCAAGAAAACTACCGATAGTGAGTCCGCCGGTAGCGGTCGTCACACCGGGAATGCCGCTAAGAGCCAAACCCGGTTCACCAGCGGCGAGTAGTGCTTCCGCACCCATCAATGGCGCTTGCGGGGCAAAAATAGAAGTGCTTAGCAACCCTCCAGGGCCAGTAATCCCGAGCGAACCAAGAATCCCTTCCTTCGGAATCAAGGACGAAAGCCCGAGCAGGTCCATCAAACCCCCGCCGCCACCCGCAGCGCCAGCAACCGCACCGCCTGCGCCAAGCACGGACAGGCCCGCGCCAAGTGTCGGGCGCATGGTGCCGCCGAAAAGGCTATTCAGAACCGGGTTAATGACACCAAGGCGAATGATGGATTGGAGGATGGACGACATGACACCGCGAACGATGTTGCCGAAGTTGAGTGCGCGGATTTCGCCCTTGGAGAAGGCTTCGGTGATGGCGTCACCAACCTGCTCGAAGGCCCGTTCGCCAATGCGGCCAAGTTCCTCGTAGGAGTTTTTGAAGTATTCGTTTTCTTGGCGGAGGCGAACGGTTTGGCGTGCGAGTGCTTCGGCATCGGCAATGAGGCTTGGGCTTGCGCCTTGAAGGCGTTGCCGCTCACGCAACGCGGCGAGTTCCTGTTCGCGGACAAGAACGCTTTCGCCAATAAGTGTTTTTTCCAACTGCAAATACGTCAGTTCATCTTCACGCTGCTTTGTCGTGCCTTTGGCGGCTTCCTTGTCGCGTTCGCCTTGCGCCTGCTTTTGGAGTAGCGGCGTGATTTGGGCGAGAATAGCAACGCGCTTTTTCTCATCGCCGTTAGCAAGGCGAATGGCTTCCGTCTCGGCCTTCAGCGCCAATTCTCTGTCTTCGCCTGCCGACGTGCTTTGGCGATAGGCTTGCACCATGTCATCTTGGGCAGCAATTTCAGCTTTTAGCGTATCAATATATTTTTCTAGGCTATTTTCAGAACGGGCTACACTTTGACGGCGCTCGCCTTCCGCAATGTTTACACCGTCAAGTTCTTTCGCAACCCCCGGTAGAACGGTTCGGAAGGTCTCATTAGTGCGAAGAAACTTAATAAGTTCTTTGTCTGATTTAGCAGTCAAATCGCCAAAACGGTCAAGACCTTCTGCCGTCTTGTCGAGTCCCAAATTGCGAATAGCCGAACGAGTCGCTTCTGCCTTTTTAGCGATGGATTGCGTGTCGGAGATGGCACGCTGAGCTTCTCGTTCGATATCGGCAAACGATCCGGTAGCTGCTCGCATCCCACCTTCTTGTTGGCGGATGGTGTCAATATTAAATTGAATAGTAATGCCATTTGCAAACCGAGTCTCAAAATCTTCAATAGTGCGCCTTAAAGCGTCTACTTCTTTTCTAGCAAGTGCTACTTTTTCAGCGGCAGCATTGAAATTTTTATCCATTGAAGCATCGTTAATCTTTTTCCGAATATCGTCGATGATATCGGGCATTTCAGAATCTTTGAACGCGGTCGTCAATTGACGCACAGAATCGGTAGCCGAGATGGTGCCGTTAAGGAACCCATCTATGATGGGTTGCGCGCGACGATACATCTGCTCTTGTTCTTGAAGAACGGCGCGCATTTCGGCGCTTATCGGCGCTTGTAGTTGGGTTTGGATGTTTTCAAGAGTAGTCCCCACGGCCCTTGCGCCTGGGGAGATAGCGCGCCGCATCGCTGTATACGCGCGCTCCGCTTTAGCCAACTCCCGTTGTGCCGCAGCCGCTTCAATCCTAAGTCGCTCAGCTTCCGCCTTTGCTACCGCTGCAATCGCATCCGCCTCAGACATGCCGAGGCGCTTATTAGCCTCGATCCTACGCTCGATAGCCGTCGAAGAAGCGTCCAATCCTTGCTTATTGCGATATAGAACTTCGTTAAATTCAGTAATAGTATCATTGGTGTTTTTGCTTACTCGGCCAATGTTTGTCATCGCGGAACTGAGTTGGTTGGCAGAGCCAATCAAGCCCGTCAGTTCGGTAGATATACTACTGAACCCTTTGAGGAGAAAATTAATAGCATCCAAAGCGCCGATCGCTTTCAGTAGGCGCGTTATTTCGGTGAGGCCGTTGATGATGAAAATAACTAGATCGGCAAGTGCCTTGAATAGCGCACCGATGGTTTCCGTAGCCCCAATTTCACGGAGCGTTTGCATTGTTGTGACAAGAGAATTGGAGAAAGTGATAACGGCGTCATTCAGGCCCCCTTCGCCAATAGTGTTCGCGAATAGGGAAAACTCTGTGCCCAAGCGCCCAAACGCGGCTGCAATGCTGTTTGAAGTTCGAGCCAGCGCATCGGCTCCGCCAGACATTAGGTTGATTTGATTGATGAACTCCATGCCGTATCGCTTTACGTCAATAGAGCCTTCCTCAAATCTCTTATTAAGGTCCGCTTGGCGCCCGTCTACTTTCGTCACCGCCTTCTCAAGCGCAGCCATGGCGATGGGGAGGCGGTCGCCCAACTGCAACCGCACTTCTTCAGCCATAAACTTGCCCTTGGACATGGACTGTTCCAAGGCACGAATGACGCCCATAGTATCGGCGGAAGATAGGCCGAAGTTACGCGAGGCTTCTGTCAATTGCGTAAAAGACGTGCGCGCCTCATCAGAACTGAACCCCGCGCCCTTCATCGCCAAGGACAAACGAGCGAAAGAGTTACCTACTTCGCCAACAGAAAAACCTACGCGATCTGCTTCCGCTATAAGAAACTGCATATTGCGTTGAAATTCGCCGCCAGTCGCGGATACCGTTCGCAAGGTGTTCGAGAATTTCTCAAATTCCATGATGGATTGAGTTAACTCTCGCATCGCAAAGGCGCCGCCAAGCGCGGCTACGGCCGCGTTGGTGTTGAATAAGATACGGCTAAACCCACTCAACGAGGCGTTGGCAGCGCCAAAAGCGGCTGAGATGACACGCGCATTGTCACTGAGTTTAGGCAGCAAACCGCCTACACGGGCGATGTCACCGCTGAGGCGCTGCATGTTTCGATTAAATTCACCCGTCGCTGTAGTAGCGCCGATTGTGTTCAAACCGTAAGTGCGAAGCGCGGAAGTATAACGGTCAAGAGAATTTTGAGCCTCTACGCTGATGCCTGCAAACCGTTCACCGCTTACCTGTCTCCCCGCCCGTCCTATAATCCCGGCAACCCGCGTTTGGGCCTGTTGTAGTATGCGCTCCATTTGCATTTGCCGGGCGATTTCTTGAGACGCAAGTTTCGCGGAAGCAGAAGCATTTCGCGTGATCTCTTTTTCGGACTCTTTAAGTGCTTTCGTTTTTTGATTTTGCAGTTTAACAACTGAGTCGATACCGTCGCGCAACTGCCGCACGGTGTTGCTATATTGGCGCGTCGCCCGGTCAATCTGAAGCGTAGTTGAAGTAGAGTTACCGACAACTCGATTATATTCAGTAAAAGCACGGTTGACTCGCCCAAGCGTATCAGCGCGCATCTTCTCGCTAAGCGCGTGTTGGTTTACGAGGCGTGTGATCTTTTCATGCTCGCGTGCGCCTTTCTCAAGACGGGCTTCTAATTTTGCAAGTGCGCCTGCGCTTTTATTAGTCCAAGATTCAAGTTGCTTTAGTCCGTCACCACCACTGGCCTTCTTCGCCGCCGCACCGATGTTCCCGACCGACTTCTCTACCGCGCCAGCTTTCGACGCAAGCGCGTCCAAAGCCTTGATTGCAGCCGCAACCGACTTCGTATCAACCTTAACTGTAAGATTAGCAACTGAATCCGACAAAACTACCCCCGTCTAGAAACTCGTTTTGGCGTGGGCGTTGGGTCAGATTTCTTTGCGGCTTCCCTCGCGGCCCGTGCCGCTTTAGCCAAATCAGCCTG